TCTATGTGATATAATAAACCTTAACATTTCAATCTTACCCCACAACTCCGCTTCACTTTGAGTATCAAAGAATTCTTCATAATGATAGGTATATCTCTGTTCATACACAGTTTCATATGTTTCGAGTAATTGTTCTAATGATTTTATATCAATAATTTTTTTCCACATCCTGTAAAGCAAAGTGTATTGCAAATATACAACTAGTAGCGGCATGGGCTAGATGTAACAGTCCTGACTCATCTATAGTCTCACCATCTGCCTCAGACATTAAATGTCTTAATGCCGCCTTTACATACCTTTTCCTAGCATCGGGTACTTTCTTCCAATTATCCCAAGCAGGGTACTTTTTAGCACCATACATTAATACTTTAACTACCTCGTCTATTGATTTCTTATCTAGTAATGTGTAATCTAATTTCTCATCATCATATTTTACTCCTTCGGTTGTATCTCTAGTATGATAATTAGATATATTATCATTTAAATCATATTTACTACCTTCATTCATTTTCTATGTACCACCTGTGAGTTTTTAATTTTATAGTGAAATATACAAGGGTCTATATAGTCCTTATGACATACTCTACAATGTATTGCAGGTCTTGGTGTTCCTGTTAATTCCATACTTCTCTATAGTCTATTCCATTAATAAATGTTACTAATGGCACTTATAAACGAATTAGATACTGAAAAATGGATTAAAGGTAATTATACGGCTTCTACAGGTAATGGTATATCAGGCACTATCTATACAGAAGAGAAAATGGTTAATGCCAAGGATATTACAGGTTATACTCTTAAAATAAGACTATATGACCAGAATAATCAAGAGGTATTCAGTGATGATGCTGATATATTAATTGCTGCATCAGGTACATGGGAATACCTACCTGCTTTAGGCAAATTAAACTTTACATTCATAGGAGAGTTAGAGGTTGAACTATTAAAATCAGATAGTACCGAAGAACTTACTGCATATGGTATAAATGGCTCTTCTAAACTAAGAATTCAATAATAATACTTCTATTCAACATTAATCAGTAATAAGTTAACATATTGTTTGATAAAGTAACTGTAGACCGCATTGAGTCAACAGGAAACGCTATTGTGGTAGAAGAAGGTGTTATTTCCGAGGTAAATGCTAACAAATGGGCATCAAATACCAAACCAGAAGTACCTTTTGCTAAAATATTCTATCTAAACGACCACGATTCTAGATTATATCTTGCATCTGATACATATGTTCAATTAATTTTAGGTTCTGGTATGGTTATTACAGGAGATAATCAGAAAGCCATATCAGCCTTAAATAAGTGGATTACTAACAATTTTATTGAAGAAAAACTAGAAGATGGTGCACATTCATATATTATTGTAGGGAATGTTTGTTATGAACTTATTATGAAGGGTAAAAAGGTTGTAGACATCGATGAGATTGATATTACTACTATGGTAGGAGCAGTTAGAGATAAGAAAGGTCATATTTCAAAATATATTCAACACGTTAATGATAAAGACATAGAATTACCTGCTAACAGAATAGCACACCTTAAATTTACTAATCGTAGAAACGAAATATGGGGAAGAGCCCTTGCACAATCCATTGTATCTCCTAAAATAGTAGGTGGCAAAGAAATTGACTCTGCAGTAGAGGAAATGTGGAAAATGGAGAACGCTATGGTTAAAATCTTCCAATCTTACGCATCTCCTATGATGATGATTCAATTTGAAGATGTAGGTGAGGATTTCATTGATGATAAACAGAAAGAATTTAAGAAATTAGGTGCAGGTGCAAAAATCATTACTGATAAGGCATTTAACGCTGAAATATTCGAGGTTAACCCTGCTAGTAAATTCGATAAGTATATTGAGCATTTTGAAACCGCAATTATGGAAGCAGGTACACAATTTGCTACTCAGATATTCACAGCAGGTTTCACAGCAAGAGCATCATCTGAATCTTCATCTGATATGATTAAATTAAAGATTAAACGTATTCAACGTAGATATGGATTACAATTAAAAAAGACTATATTTGATTTGGTCTTAATATCATTAGGATTTAAACCTGAAAACGTTAATTTGAAGGTAGATTTTACATTTGATTCAGAATCAGTATTGACTATCCAAGATGTTATAGGATTATTCGAGAAAGGTGGAATCAGACGTTCAGAATTGAGAACTTATCTCAAAGATAACACTGATTTAACACCAGACCCAACAGATATGGAAGATACTGTGCCTATCACCTCAGTAACACCTACTGACGATATGGATTCAGATAAGAAAGAGGAACCTAAAGAAGAACCTAACGAAAAACCTGCTCAGGAATTAGTATCTCCAGACGATGATGATTTAATCATTCCTAAATCTAAAGGTAAAAAGAAAAAGAAACAAAATAGAACTACCGATATGGATGATAACACTTCCTAATAGGAAAGTCTTTCCTATTTAAACTATGTTACATATTGAAGGCACTCTAGCCATGCCTAGAAAGTCATTAAATGATAATTTCTATTTCGCATCAGAATTAGCCAAAGGTCATGAACAAACTATTAAATTAAGAGCAAATCACGATAAAACAGATACAGGTATTATCGGAGAATCTACATTAACTTGGAATGAGGATGTAGAACAATTATCTTATGCCGCTACCGTTAATCATGCTATGGCAGAAGCAGAAATACAGAAATTACAAGACCAAAATATTCCAGTAAAAGTATCATTAGGTTTATCAGCAACAGGAGAAACAGAATTCTGCCATCCTGAAGGTGGAGATTGTATGAAAGCACCAACAGGTGTCAAGTTTAACGAAATGTCAGTTTTATTCGGTGAAAATCCGGGAATTCCAGAAGTTACATTATCAGTAGTTGAGAAAAAATGTGGAGAAAGAATAGTTGAACTGTTTAGTGAAGACTGTAAGATTACTTCTATTAGTAATGAATCAACGGATAATATATCAATGACAGATAAGACCGAGCAAGAAATCGATGCAGAATTAACTGCAAAAATCGATGCTAAACTTGGTGAAGTTTTAGATGCTAGACTTGCAAAAGTTGATGCAGACAAAGCAGAAGCCGAAAAAGCAAAATTAGAAGCAGAGAAAGCAGAAGCAGACAAAGCAGAAGCAGACAAAGCAGAAAAAGATGCTGAAGCAGAGAAGAAAGCAAAATCTGACAAAGATGAACTTGCTAAGAAAGAGGAACTTGATAAATCAATTAATGATTTAGTCGAAAAAAGAGTTGCTGAATTAACTGAAAAACTAGAAAAAGAATTGGATGAGAAAACCAAACTTTCAGAACATACTGAATCCACTGGAAAAGTATGGGAAGAGGCAGAGGTAGATAAACAAGTCAGTTTGATGGAGAAGGTCTTAAGCGGAGAATCCGTATCAATTAAGATTGATAAAGACGAATTCATTGACAAACATTCAATTTACAAACCATCTATATTCACAGAAGCCGTATCTACATCAGGTACAATTCCGGGAGTAGATGTTGGTCAGCAAATTATTGTAATTCCCGGCGGAATTCTTGTAAAATCCATTAGACCATGGGTTCAAGTAAAGAAAATCGCACAAGGTGAAGATACAGTAAGATTCTATACTATGGACATCCCCGCTTTCGGAACAATCACTGAACACGTTTCAACTGAAATCACACCTGCAACCCACACATTAACAGGAGTCGATGTAAGTGCAAATACCCCAAGAGGTTTTAGACAAAACGTTCTCAAAACTGAAGTAGAGAAATATCCAAAAGATTTACTCGAAAAAATTAGAGAAACCGCTAGAACTAGAGGTGTTGAAGACGAAGTTACAATTGTTCTATCTACAATCGCAGCCGCAACCTCACAAGACTTTGGTGCAAATCACTTGAATGCAAATGATGGTGCTTTGATTACTGATGAAACTGATGAAGATGCAGCAGGTGTAGCAAAAGCAGCAGGTGTCGAAGCAGCAAAAGTAAGATTGCAAGTTATGGGTCACGAACCTGATAACGGAGCAGCCGTACTAGCCTGTACTCCAAGATTCCAAAAAGAATTAATCCAAGACACAGTAATCGTCAGATTTATTCAACAAGCCAGTCCAGAAATTAGTAGACAAGGACGTATCGCTATGTACTTCGGTATTGAGATATTTGTAACCAATTCTATTAATACTGCAAACAACAACGCAGCAAGAAACATCTGTTTCATGAAAGGTAAAGCCTTTGGACTAGCAGTTGGTAGAGAGTTAGAATTAGAATTCGACAAAAACATCAATAGACAATCTGTTGATATCGTAGCAACACACAGAACTAACGCTGTGGTTATCGATGCAACAGCATATGTAATTCTATCAAGTAAAAACGATTAGATAAACTAATCAAATTTTTATTTTTTTAAACATTTATATTAGGTAGGCTATACACTATTATTATGATAGAAATCAGTACCTTTTTAGTGGCACTAGTTTCAGGAATCATGTGTATTCCGGGAATGTATTATTTTGCTACTAAGTTTGGACAAAATGTACCAACAATAAATATTGTATGGGCTTGTTTTTCAACGCCTATAGGATTCGTATGTTGGGTCGCAGTAGCAGGTATTTTAATATTAGATAATATTAAATTTATCTGATTTTTTCTTTTTACTTCTATATACCATTGTCGCCAATTATTAATTTATGACTCCTGAAGAACGTATATTTATAGCAGAGAGATTCGATAATCTACATGAAGAAATTCATGAAGTAGCATTAGACGTAGCAGAAATTAAACAATGGAAAAAAGACCAAGA